GTTTTTCTTAGTCGAATAGGAGGTTCTCCTATTCGACGTTCTTTTAGTATTTATACTACTGGTAATAAGGATGTTAATTTGTCTTTATTTTTGCTAAGACCTAGCAATTTTAGTTTTCCGATTAGAGCTTTAAAATCGGATTTGGGTATATACTGTTTCAGTATATACCCTTGGGCTAGTCACCCTGATTTAGTCTTTTGACTATTTCCTGACTTAATTATGTTTTAAATAACTAAGGATGTACCATGATTGAAACGATATATTATCATGGACCCGCGATCACTAGCGGATAATTGGACAATTTAAAGTGTTATATATTTAACTTTAAATTGATAATTTCAATATAATCGATAAACAAAATTAATTTAATTCCCCGTGTTTATCTTGTCCTAACGAGGTGTACTTTAACGATCTGTTAGCAGATTGTTATCGTATAGAATTTGGCCGGTGTCAGGCCCTTACCAATCAAAAGATGTATACGTAAGTTTGCAGAGACATTGCTTATATTTACGTATTTTAGTTTAGAAATATCTATTTTTCTCTCGAAGTTTAGAAGCCACGATGAGAGTACTTGTGTTAGTTTAGTTGAAGTGTAGGAAGCGATTCCTATATGACTCAGTTGCACTATCTAACAACAAAAAATGAAATTTCACATGCCACGGTTATCAATACATCACAAGAATGTGTATTGTAGTCCAAGATTCTATTTATAGATAATAAATATGTAAGTTCTTACGGTTTTATGAAAATGTTTCCATAGAAAAAATGTTTTCACTCTTTCTTGTATGTTGTGTTTATGCAACAATATACACGTTTAGTCGGCGTGACGGCCCTTTCCACACGTAAAGTGGTAATATCGAACTGTCACACAAAATAATCTCCCCCAAATGACAAAGATGGACTTTAGGGTAGTGGCAACAACTGAAAATCTAGAGAGCGGAGTCAACATGCTCCAATCTTTAGTACAATCTACAACTGCGTACAATTTTTCGTACCTTTACACCTGTGTGGTGTATGATCCAGAAGATATTCCCGTTAATCATTACTTTTTCCCTGTTTATCTTTTTATGACGTTCGCGTTTTTACTATCTATCTTGGTTGACTTGATAGATACAATTTTTGCTAAGAAAGTTAAATTCCATTTGCGAACTGGAATTATTATTCTTTCTTTACACGTTATTGGCGTCGTGTTTAAAAATTTTTTGGTCTGGAATGATCTTTATTTCTTCTTGCAAGTTATCACTAATTGTGTTAGACTTGTTGGTTTGATCTTATGGCTTTGTTCTATGCCTTTGCATTCTTCAATTGCTTTATGGCTTAATCAACTTACCATAATTTCTATTATGTGTTTGTTTATGATTTTTGCTTATAATTATCAGAATGCGATTTTTGTTGAACTTGCTGGAAATTGTTGGTCGTTATTTATGGGTTTTATTGTTTATAACAATTCTTTGACTCATGAAGCAGCTGTTAGAAATGCAGCTCAACTTCGACATAATGCAATTTTTCCAATTCGTTTTCCTCCAGTTCCTGAACATCCAATTGTTGAGCCTTCTACTGATTGTGAAGATTTGAAGATTGGGATTGTCTCAGGGACTTATCGTTATAAGTCACGTGATAAGGCTATCACTCCTTATAACTATGCAGGTGCCAAGATATTTGTAGCTGTATATGATGATTACTCTTATCAGATTGTTAAGAGTAAAAATAGTAGATGGATTGCTAAAATTAAGGGACGTACTTTGGTGGAACTTCTTGATGGAAGATATTTCACCTTAAATTATCCTTTGATTGATGTTACCGTTCGAGATGCTCGTAATTGGCTTTCAATTTATATTCCTGATTCTAAGGCTTTGATGGTTTATAGCGATGTATCTCCTAATACTAAGGATGCAATTGTCTCTCTTTTGATGGGTTGTTTTCCACTAGAAGCTATTATTCGCATTAAAGATTTGTTTTTAGAATATGTTAATCATGGATATAGATATGTTCCAGATTGGATTTATATCTTAACTGTTGTTCCATTGTTTTGCATTTACATCATTTTGGATCAAATTGTTCTTTTCTTTTATAGATGGTTTATGCGAGTAAATTTTCTTTTAGTCGGTATTATTCAACCAAATATGACCTTTGCTCAATATTCTTTATTTCTTGCGCCCTTGATTGAAGAATGTTTTAAGATTCATTGGATTCCAGGTTACATGTTTTCAATTTTTGAGTGTTACTCGAAATTGTCTTTCATTACTAGCAAAATTGATTATGTTTTGATTTTGGTTCCATTTTCTTTACATATTTTATCGTTGGATTATGATTTTAGAATTCGATTTATTGGTCATACATTGTGGAATTTCTTTGTTTGGTTAATTCTCAAGTATGGATTGTTGACTAAGATTTTGAAATATTTTTATCCTCCCACCACTCTTGTTGTTGATGAAGAATTCATGCGTCGCCCTATTCGAGTTGTTGATTATGGTGATGATGGAATTTTGACTACATATGCTGATCTTGGAGATGATGAACCTCCTCCTTTGAGATTTCATTCAGATCCCATTCAAGAATTGGTAAATCTTCAACATGCTCAACAAGCAAGTGAACCAGGTGCGTTACTTGCTGCTACTTATTTTCCTTATCAGATTGATCCACGAATTGCGCAAAGAGTTTGTTATGTTTCTGAAGGAGAGGTTTTAGAAGGAAGTGTCTTTGTTGATGAAAGACTCGCAGCTCGTTCTAGATCAAAACCTTTAACTCTTGAGCAATATCAAATGCTTAAAGTTGAATTTGAAAATTGGGCTCAAAGTTTTGATTTAAAAGATATGAATTTGATGCAACAAGTTTTTAAGATTAGTGAGAATCAACCAAATTTTATCTGCGATCCTTTTGATGATGTTCTGTATACGGTTTTTGAGAATGAGGTAGTTATGTTGAGTTCTAAACTTTATTCTCTTTATGCTGCATTTGAACATGAGGATCCTTATCAGTTCTTAGCTTTGATGGTCTCTTACGGTATGATTGCTCCTCTTTTTGATTTGATTAGAGGATTAGCTCCTGTTAAAGATCTTAATGACTTTAAGGAAGTTCTTATACATTTCTTCAATGATTTTAGACGAGCTTTTACCTCTCCTGAAGAGCCTCAATCAATGCTTTATAAAGTTTTTAATAAACTAGCAGGAATTTTTCCTCAAGAGATTAAAGCTTCTCCCACATTGAAGTGTTTGTTTACCTTCTTTGTTACTTTAGTTGGAAGCCTTTTCTTTAAGGATACTGCAGTTTTTCAAAATGCCTTGAAAACTTTAACTTTTTCTTCTTTTATTAATCCGGCAAATTTGGTTGAAAGTGTTCTTGGAATTTTAGATGGTTTAGTTGCTGCTTTTCAATCTGGAGATTGGAGAGATTTCTTTAGAGAACCAGAAGCTGTTAAGCTCCGTAAGGATTTAGATACTTATTTTCTCAAAGAAAATTATCTTTCAACTGAACTTGAAGCGGCCTTAGAGGAAGGTTTGAAACTTCAAACGAGACTCCATTATTCATCTGATCCAGCTGTGCAAAAACACAGTGCCTTTTTGTCTTCAAAGATTAGACTTATTAAAGAGACTATAGAAGATTGTAAGGGCCGTCGACCTCCTATTATAGTATGGGCGGTCGGTTCTCCTGGTTCAGGTAAGACTGTGAGTAAAACTAATCTTGTCAATGCTTATGCATTAGTTACTGGTCGCCCTATTGACCCTAGATTAGTTGGAGAAGTTGATCTTAACGTTAAATTTCCGGCTGAGAAATTAGATCCAAATTCAGTTGTTCTTTTTATCAATGAACTTAGAGCTGATTTTAGCCAAGATTTGGTTAATGGATTTATTCCTACGGAGATTTATTTACAACGTATTGCTGATAATTGTTGTTTGTTAAGATTTCAACAAGCCGAAGTTCGATTGAAAGGAGTTGCCTTCAATAAAGTAGAATTAGTCTTTATCGCATCTAATCCTATGTGTCATGTTTTTGGAGATGATATTACTAAGATGCAACGACGTTTTTCTGAATATTTTATTGTGGTAAATCAAGAATTAGTCGAATTTAATGATGATGGTTTTAAGATCGTTCAAAATACTGATCTAGCGGATGTTAGACCTTTTATTCATTATCGCAGAATTAAACCTGTTATAAGTTTAAAATATCTTAGTCATACTGTAGATCCAACGTCAGATTGGGTATCCATGCCCCAGTTCCTCGATTATTTTATGGATCGAGTTAGAACCACGTTGGATAATGCTGAGAGTTTTGCTATAGCTATAAATAGTTCTTGTCCGTGTGGTATACCGGTCAATGCTCATTTTAATGGTTCAAAATTTCATGCTTTTACTGATAAATGTGTTGAAGTTCCGTCAGCTGATTATGTTAAGCCAGATACTTGCGACTGTGGTGTTTCTCAAAAATATCATCGTCCCATTTATGATGGCATTCATTGGAGCTGTGATTATTATCGTATTAAGAATACTGCTAATAAAACTTATAATGGTATTGTCTATAATCAAAATAATGGACGAACTTATAATCTAGTAGATCTTGTTCCTGAAACTTTGGAAGAGATGGAAGCTAAGATTCGTGCATACGAAGAAGCACGATTGAAGAAAGAGGCTCAAAAGAAGACTTTTACTTCTTTTGAATTTGCCGTAGGTGGCTTTCTTTCCATGCTCCTTTCTGTTCTTATAGTTTATTGTTTGAGATTGAAACGACGATATGATCTGTTATTTGCTGCTAGTGAAGAATCAGTTGAACGAGTTTTAGCTATTATGCCCGAATTAGACAAGGCTGTTAAAAGTACTAACTCTTATTTTGTTAAGTTGTCTGATTTCGAATCTAAGTTTCATTCTCAAATTGATTACTTTATGAAAGCAGCTAAGAAGTTTTTCCCTCCGCTCCTTTTGTTTGCTGGTGCGAAGATTCTTTATAATTTGTATAAAGAGAAGCAGAAAACTTTGACGGCAGCCCCTATAATGAGAGCGGATCTTTTGGCTGGAACTATGAATTTTGATTCAATAACTCGTGAACCTAATTATTCTCCCGAGCTTATGGCTAAATGGAATAAGAAGGCGAACACGATTTCTAGAGCTGTTTTTACTGTTAATAATGTTGAAGCGCAACATCTTGAACAGGTAATTAAAGCGAATCATAGATTTCAGATGCAATTTACTAAGGATTTGGCCACAGAAGGTTATTTAACGAAGCTCAATGAACAGTACGTATTGATGAATACCCATTACTTTCATAAACTTGCTCCTGGTGCTACAGCACATATGACCGTTTTGGATGGTAATGAAATTATAGGTTCATTCTGTTTTTCAGCTCCAGATATTAGACATGTTTTTCACAAAGGTAGACGAACTGACAATATTGTTGTCAAAGCTACTTTAGGTGGAGTTCCTGGTAAAGATATCCTTAAGTATTTTGTGGAGGATATTGGTGATATTAAAAATTTCATGGGAGTTGTACATAAAGCTAATTATGGTTCCCGTAGTAATTTTGTTGTCCTTCCAGGTGCTGAGGTTAGGTCTAATATTAATCCTGATGAAATGATTTCATTAGGTGAATGTTGGGAAAGATATGAACAAGGTGACAATGGTGAATGCGGTAAGCTTGCTTATGGTGATTTTGGTAAAACCAATTGTATAATTGGCACCGTTTCGTATTCTGTTTTAGGATCTGCCAAACAAGGAGGTAATATTATTTTTCAAAAGGATTTGATTGATGCGATTAAATCTTTTGATTTACCTTATGTCAATGAAGTGACATTTACAGGTATTAATTTATCTCCTCTTGCCGAGAATTCATCTATGCGAGAAATTTCTAATAGGTGCATTATGCCTATGGGAACTTCATCTGGTCCTGCTTCAACTTTTTCCACCCGTTTAAGACCCAGCATTTTGCATCCTTTAACTGAGCCTTTGTGTACTAAGCGATTCGCTGTTCCTAGAAACCCAAAAGCTTTCGTTGAAAATGAGTGGTACAGTACTTACGCTCACACTTTTAAATCAATGCCAGAGAATGTTATATACAGTTCTTCGCATTTATTTAATGCATGTGAGACTATAAAGGAGTACTTCTATAATGAAATTACTCGTAAGTATCCCAATATTGAGTTATCACCGTTATCATTGGAAGATGCTTTCTTTGGCGATGAGAGACAAATGATTGACAGATGCAATTTTAAGTCTGCTATTGGTCCTACCAAAGTTGGTAATGCAAAAACTCGAGGTGACCTTTTTGTGTCAGAGGAAGGTAAATTGAGATTTGATAAGCATTTCTTAGAAGAGTTTCAGAAGTTCTATAATGATGTTTTGCAAGGTCGCTTGAAAGCGATTTTTGTTAGTGGAAGCATCAAAGATGAAGTTAGAACTGAAGAAAAGGTCAGATTTGCGAATCTGCGTATGTTTTTCACAGTTTGTATTTATTGGAATACCCTGTGTCGCATGTTCGTTGGACCTATTAGAGCTTTTCTTTTGAGAATTCCTGAGATCTCGAAATGTTTTGGTCAGATTAATTCTTCGTCGATTCAATGGGATGAATTGGGAAAGTATCTTCATTTAGACGATATTGACTGGTTTCTTATGGATGAAGATTTCTCTAAGTTCGATGTTTCACATAGGGAACTTATTGTTAAAGTTGCAGAGTTGTTTTACTTTTTAGGTAAATTGTTATACAAGGATGAGGATGCTGCGTGTATCTGTTATTACTGTATCTTTATCTTGATGGTACAACTCTTTCGCTTTAACAGAGATTTTGCTCTTAAAGTTTGTGGAATGCCGTCTGGTTATGACGCAACTTTAATTATAAATTCTCTAGTGAATCTTATTCTCATGGTTTATTGTTGGTCAGTATTGATGACTCCGAAATATACTTGTGCAGAATTCTTTGAGAAAGTCAAAGCTGCTACGGTTGGAGATGATAACTTATCCGGTGTTCATAAAGATGTAGCTCATGAGTTTAATGTTGTAACCATGGCTCCTTTATTGAAGTCGTTGGGTTATAACGTGACCAATGGAGATAAGTCAGATGTTCTTAGAGCTTTTGTTTCAAAAGAATCAGCGCGATTTCTTAAAAGATGTTTTAGAATGGATTCTGAGATTGGTAGATATATGCCTGCTATTGAAGAGGATACTATCTGGAAGATGTTGAGTTTTTATGAAGATAAAGGTAGAGATGGTGTCCCTGAAAATCAAATTTGTGCTGACAATATCGGCGTAGCTCAACGAGAATTCTTCTTCTTTGGACGTGAGGTCTTTGAAGATAGGAAAATGATTCTTCAAGTTATAGCTCATGAGTATAGATTGTCTTGTATTTGGCACACTTATGACGAACTTAAGACCAAGTTTTTGAATAACGAGTTTGAGATGAACTGGGTCTGAGGATTCGGCCGAGATGCCGTTAAACTATCCCCTTTTGAAGATTATGGATAATATTTGGGCGTGTGGCCCTAAAACACCATTTATCTTTTTGACCTGTTAATGTCGTTAAACTTCCGACCCGAGATGTCGTTAAACTTCGCTCCTTTTCGAGTTATGCATAAGGTGTTTAGTAAGTATCTGGCTCTTACTGGACATACTACCCTGCTCGAATCGTTTCAAAGCTAGGGACTACCCCGTTTCTGGAGTCCGAGACGGGGCCGATTAAATCGACTCGCTTTATTCAATCATAATGATACACAACAGACTAATGTTGTACAAGCTGATAATGCTATAGCTGCGGCTGACATTGTCACAACGAATGCTTCTCACCAGGAAGTTATTCCCTCCCAAATTATTCCCGTTTATGGAGCTTTTCCAGAACATACTGCTATTTTATCTGCTTTTTCGTGGACAACTGCGTCTGCGTCGGCTTTTACAATATCTACTGATATTATGGCTAAGTTTTTTACTGACAACGCTACTTTACCTTTAGGTAGAAAACTTGCTAACTTTAATTATTTTACGTCGAAGATAAAACTTACAGTTGTTGTTCAAGGTGCTCCTATGTTGTATGGGAAAATGATCATTTATGCTGATCCTCGCCCAATTGACCCAGCGAGAGCGATGCCTGCGGGTAGTATGCCTGCTTTGCCGCAAAAATGTAGGTCTCAAATTATTCCACACATTGTTGTAGATCCTTCAGAATCGAAGACTTATGAGTTGATTCTTGATTGTGATACGATCTATGGTTTATGGAGTAAGAAATTGAATTTAGGATCATATCTGGTAGGTTACCAGATCATTAATCCATTAGCTACTGGTACTCAGGGTACTGCACCTAATGTTGGTATTAATGTGTATATGAGTTTACTTGATCCTAAACTCTCTGTTCTTACTTTTACATCTAAAGATTTACATTCTTCAGAAATTATGAATCCTTCTGATCATGTTGATTCAGTCTCTCGTGCGGCTGGTGCTCTTAGTTCATTTCCTGTTATAGGTTCAACTGCTACATTAGTTTCAAAATTTTCAAAGGGTGTCGCTGATACATTGAGGTGGTTTGGTTTTTCTAAGCCTTTTGAAGATAAGAGGATGGCTACAGGAAGGTTTTATACTTTAGCTGAGCAATTTACAGTAGATGGAAAGTTTTATGGTCAGACTTTAGCTATGAGATTGATGAATTCTTTAGGTTTAGGTCATAACGTCAATAACTATAACCCTGATGATATGGTTATAGAAAAGCTTTGTAATCGTTATGCTTTTATTATTGATGTTCCCATTGCTGCTGCTTCAGCGTCTGGTGCTGCTATTACAACTCTTCCTCTTTCTCCTAATTCCATTTACCTTACTGATTCTCCCGCCATAGTTAATGGTTATGAGATGTCTCCTCTGTGTCAATGCACTGTTCCTTTTCAGAAAATGAGGTGTGACTTTAAGTTTAAGATTGAGTTTATTGGTTCTATCTTTCATCGAGCGACTATTTTAGTTGCTTATTTTCCGGATACTGCTGACACTGCTTTAACTGTACCATTAGCTACAGCTATTCAAACTGTTAAAACATGGACATTTCAAATTAGTGGAAATGCCGTTTATGAACTTGAAATTCCTTGGAGTTCTCCTTATCCCTTTATGGAGTTTACAGGCTCTACTAGTTATGGTACTTCTTTGAAGACTAATACTACCTCGAATGGCAATTTAGCTTTTTATGTTGTGAATCCTGTAGTTAGTAATAGTACTAATCCTTTATATATGAATGTTTATATGGCAGGATGTAATGTGAAGTTCGGCCATCCTTCTGATAGTGATCTTAATCGTATGTATTATTCTTTCACTTCAGCACCTTCAGAAATGGTTAATCCCGTTTGTGTTGAAGATGATACTTTCTTTACTTCATTCTTTGGAGAAGAAGCTCCTCATACAACTAAAGAATTATGCTCTAAGATGAGTCAGATTTATAAATGGAGAGATAATCAAACTGTTGCTAGAACTGGAAATTCTATAGATTTCCATATTCCCAATCGACC